CTTTTGTCTTTACTCACAATGCTTTTTACATCTGCCATATAATCTTTTACTTCTTCCATTTTTTTCTATTTTCTAGTTATGGCAAAAATAATACCTCCCAAAACAACTACTCCTCCAACGGCTAATCCGATGTAAAGAGCATTGTTTCCTCCAGAGGTAGTAGTTTTAGCTCTTGAAGCTTCGAGATTTATTTGAGCTTGTTTTGTTCTTTCTCTTTCTACTTCTATTGCGGTTTGATTTTGTTGAGCCGAAATATTTGCTTGACCTTCTAATAATTTTCTGTTTTGATTAGCGCCTATAAGAGTTGTTCCTAAACCCAATATATTGCTTATACCTGCACTTATAGTGTTTCGTCCTGCGTCTGTTGTGAAATAGCTCATAATTAAGAATTTTTACTTCTAACTGCATACAAAATTCCACCACCAACTACTAAAACACCCACTAATGCTAAAACAACATATAATGTAGTGTTAGATTTTTCAGTATCTCTATATGTGTCTTGTGAAACTACACCACCACTCGATTGAGAGGTTTTTACAGAAGCATCTGCCAAAGCTCTATTGGTTTTGTTAGTGTCTAAAGTTAAAAAAGCATTTAGACCTTGCGTTATAATATTTAAGCCTTTATCTAAAGTAAATCCAGTTCTAGGCGTTGTATCTGTTGTAGTTGTTGAGCCTCCGCTTGAGCTTGGAGTTGTAGTGTTTGTGCTAAAAGGACTTGGAGGTACGCTAAAATCAAAAAAGTTACCTGCAACATTGCTATAACCACTCATTTCAAGTTCACTGTTTAAAACCATAAGACTGCCTATAAATTCTACAAATTCTTTTTGGAAATTAGTTGAATTTTTTAAAAGTTCAGTGACAACTTGAGATAACTCATAATTAGTTAAATCACTAGGTACTATTACTCCGTTTTTTAAAAGTAACGCTATAACATCTTCTCTATTTTCATTGATGCTGTTTACAATTACATCTGCACCTAAATTTGATAGTTCGTTCATTTTATTTAATTTTTAGAATTAAAACAGTCGCTATGAATAAACTGGCGACTATTAATATATTGTTTGTTTGATGTGCTAAAATACTAGAATTAGAAGAAGTGTTATCAGTATTCCCATTCTTTGGTGCTTCTACTGCATTTCCACTAAAGTTACTAAAGTTATCGTATCTTTCAAAGTTGCGCTCAAAGTTGCGTTCAAAGTTTTTATCGGAGTTTTTCTCATTACAAGAAGAACAATCACAACCTTTTTTTTCTGTCTCGGTAGCTTGATTAGAAAATAATTCTAAAATAATATCCTTGTCTGGATGTATTTCCATAATCTTTTTCAGAGCTGGCTCACCTTCTTGCGCTACTAATTCGTTCAAGCTTTGACCTAAATTACTTCGGTCTACTATTTCATACCCGAAAGAGGATATAACGCTTACAGCCCCTTGTGGATTCCTTTTGGCAATATCATTATAATCTGACATAGTTTTTGTTTTAAAGAAAAAAAGAGCAAGTTGACTAAATCAGACTTGCTCTCTTTAATTATACATTAATTTGATTTACCTCAATAATATTAAATTATTGTGCAATTCTAATAGTTTGACCATTAGTTACTGACGGTGTACCAAATTGTTTGCTAACTGATTGTCCTCCTAAAGCACGAGCAAGGTTTATGTTGTCTGCTGGGTAGAAGTAAAGTTTTACAGTTGCATTTGCAAGAATTTGACGGATGATGATTTTTGTGAAACCATCAATACGATAAGCATATTTCATTGCAATAATTGTAGTTTGCTGTTGGTAAGGGTCAATAGTCGGAACTAAAGTCTTTTGAGCCAAGTTACCGTTTGCATCTTTAGTGTTAACCGAAAGAGTTTCTAATACTTGATTAGCGGTAGCTGATTGGATGTAAGTTAAACCAACAGAGTAAGGGTTGTTCATAAATTGGTACAACATCTCTCTATAAGTAATATCTGTGATACCAGAGCTAATTGTAACTGAACCAATTACTAAATCCCCACCTGCTGTAAAACCTGCATTGTTGATGTATTGGTAAGAACCTAATACTTCAAAACTTGATACTGCTGAACCAGAAGTAGATGTAATATCTATAATATAAGGTTGAGAAGTTTGGGCTGATTGCCCCATTGAGTTTCCTCCTGCGTTGAAGAAGTCATCTCCAGTGAATGATAAATCACCATCGATAAATCCATCTGCATTAGAGAAATTCTCCATTGCGCTTCTTTGCGCTCTTGCTAAATAATTTCTTACTGACATTTTTTTTGTGTTTTTGTGTGTTTTGTGTTTTGTGTTTTTGTACTCTTAAATTTTGTTCGGCAAACTAATCCTTGACGATAAAAATTTTCTATCTATCCAATTAGCTATTAGAACTCCACCTATTACGATGGCTAATGTTTTTGTAATCGTTGTAATCTCGTTGCTCATTTCAGAATGATTGTAACTAAACTTATTTTAAATGATAATTATATTCAGATATAATTACAATCCAAAATTATGTTAAATGAAAGACGTATCTAGGCATTTATTTATAAATAAACTGAAATAATTTTTTTAAAATGTTTTTTTTTAATTTACAAAGCACAAAAAAAGCCACCGTTTCCGATAGCTGTTTAGTAGTTAATTATTTTTACAAAGGGTTATCTCGTTATTAAAACTCCTCCTATAAAACCTATTCCTATTTTAAATAAATTAGTATCGTACCATTTTTTTGGAGTTACTACTTCTATATGTTGAATTTGATTTGTTTGTATAAATGGATTTGCATGACTTATATCAGTAGTTTGCGTTTGCTTACCTAAAAACCATTTTCTCTTAAATCCAGTAACCACCATTACGCTATCTGGTATTGATAGTTCGGTTATTTCAATTCCCTTTTGATTTGACTTATAAGCTATATGATACCACTCCTTTAATACACTATCTTTTCTTTCAAATACACAAGGTACGGTATCTTTATATCTAAGCTCTATTGTATCAAATTTAGTAACCGTAATATATCTCGTTACGCTCTTTACCTTGTTAAACTTATCTATTAGCTCTTTTATCTTTTTATCTTTTAATAGTATCGAATTTTTAAGCTGTGTCTTATCATAAGATAAAACTTCAACGCTTGTAACCAATTGTCCGTTTTTTAGCTTGTAAAAAGTATTCTGTTTGTTCAAAGCATTTATGTTCGCTAACTGAACCTTTTGGCTCTCGCACTTTGAAAAAAGTGATGATGCAATTATTAATAGCCCCAATGCTAATAATGTGATTAAGAACTTCTGTTTGTTAAATGTGTTTATTGTCATGTTTGAAATGTTAAATTATAACGTACCCTTCCGAGTTACGCTCTTTGTTGATTAATACTCTCTAATTGTTAAATCCTATTTTATTTGCAACCATTATAAGTTTAATTAGCAATAAATAAATTGGCTATTATTTTTTATACTCCCATTTAATCTACTTCTTAATGTTGAATATGAGATATTAAAAACATCTGAAACTTCTTTTGCCGAATAATAAAAAATTCCCATATTCAAATCTAAAACCGCTTTAGCCATTAATCTAGCATTATTTTTTGACACTTTAGCTCGATGTTCTAATGTATGCTTTCTACCTTTCTGCGCTTTTGAAATTATATTTTTCGTTTGTTCCGTGTGTGTTTTTCCAAAAAAACTGTTTTTACTTCCTAACTTTGATTTTGACATTTTTATTCTTGTTTCTTCTGAAACTCCAATTTTAATTTCATTATTTTTTGGAAGTATTAAATTTAATCCATTATTGCTAAGAACATCATATAAATCTCCATAATACCTTTCTAAAGAATAAAGTTTGTCCGCTTCACATTCGATTAATATTTCTAAGTTATGATTTATCCATCCGTATTTTTTTATCGAATTGTATAGTTTGGTTTGCCCTTTGCAACTTATTGAATTATAATATTTAATTCTTTTTTGTATATCAATACTAGAGCCAATATAAATTTTTTTTGATGGCGATGTAATTTTATAAACTCCTATCATTTGATGAAAAAATTAAAATTTACGCTAAATTACAAATTATATTTTTAAGAAACCTTTGCATTTAGATATTTTACGAACTCTACGGCAAACCTCATACCCCTCACGACTACCCTCGTCATTTGTATTACCTTCAATAGTATGTATGGTATTGCCAACTACATACTCAACTAATCCCGTATGCCCTAATCCATTACCTTCGTCTAAAATAAATAGATAGCCTGATTGTGGGGTTGTAGAGCGTAATGCTACACTTTCGTTCCATTGCCTCATTACACCTCCCGTTTTAAGTAAAGGATTTGTTATTTTTAGTTTTTTCGAAGCTTGTTGTACGTTCCAATAAGCGAAAGCCATACACCATGAATAACCACCTCCTAATCCAATAGATTTTAGGTATTTTTCAACATCTACCCCCTTATTACTTCCTCTCGGAACTTCTTCTACTCCTATTTGAGTAATTGCACTTAAAATTGTTTCTCTTGCTAAATCTGACATAATTTTATTGTTTTTAATTAATTTTATTTTTATTTATAAAGTTAGGATGCAATTTTGCTATCCTATCCAATGTTACCTTGTCCATTTGCTTTTGCTTTATAAATTTTTTCTACTATGTTTATTGCCCCTTCTACTGACATATAGGTAACGGCAATTATTACCCAATCTCCACTTTCAATCGACTTTGTAAAAAGTCCAGTTGATGCTACTGCAAAAACTATAAGCTTCCTACTAATCCATTTAGATACTAGCGCATCTATATACTCTTTTCTACTCATCCTAAATAGTATTTAATTATTCTTTCTTTTTGAATTTTAACTGCTTCTTGCGGTGTGTATTTCTTTGCGCCCTTTCCTAAATCTTTTGATTGTAACATTGGGGAAATTAGCTTTCTATAATTTTCAGATAAATATTGGTCTAAAACAGCATCGAATTTTTTACGGTCAATTCCTTTTATCTTCTCATCGTCAATATCTACATAAATGTAAATTCTTTGGTCACCTGCATGGTACTCGGCATTAACATAGTTCTCTACTAATTTCAACAATTCGTATTTATCCTCAAACTTTCCACGGTGCTTATCTACTGAATCAGTATTTTTATGAAATCTAATCCAATTCAAGTTCTGCCATATTTTAGGCGAAATCCTTCCCACCGATTGAAAATGCAAAATAATATCGGTATCCGTGTGTCTGTTAGTGCAAATAGCACCTACAAGGTCATTAGGTAGGTAATCCGAAATATATCTATTTATATCTTCGATAAGTAAAAGCCCACCTCTATAATCGTTTAGGATTTTGAAAAGCACCTCTTGAATTTCAGTAAGGGTCATTCTAACTCCATTTTCATGCAATGGTCTTATCCTTCTAGCTTCTACAATAGGATGAGCCGAAAAACGCATAACATCACCAACCCTAATGGCTCTAATATCCTCAAACTCATCGTTAACATCTAATACTAATACCCTACGAGGAATAACCCCTTTGGAGGGGTTTCCTTGTACATATTTTTGTATCATTTGCTTAGTAGTATAAGTTTTGCCACAACCCTTTCTGCCAACTGCTACTCCTAATCTCGGTTCTCTTTCTTCCATTATTTTTTATTTCTTGGTGTTCTTGGTTTTTTTGCACCTGAATTAGCTCTTGTTTTACGAACTGGTTTAGTTGGCTCTTCGCTCAATCTTTCTAACTCGGACAATATCTTTTTATCTCCAAAAGTCGGCATATTACTTGGGGCTACATAGTCATCTGCAAAACCTCCCTTATCTGTTAAAATTGAATAAACACCCTCTTCTTCAGGTTCAGAAAAATTCATAACTTGTTTTTGCATATCAGTCATAGGTTTAGCCTTTGCTTTTGCCTTTGGTTTATCCATAACTGTAACCTCAACATAATCATCATTATCTATTGGCTCTTCATCGGTAGTATTTATGTTTCTTGGTTTTGAAAATGTATCTGATGGTGTAGGAGTTGGTGTAGGAGTTGGTCTTTCTGCTCTTGCTCTTTGTGCATTGCTCTCTCTAATTGCAAGAGTATTTTCCTTCAAGCTATCCAAAATACTGTTAGCAGTCTTTTTAAGCATAAATGCCTGCACTCCTTTTGTTCCTAAATCCGTTGCAAAATAGTAAGCCAATAATTGCTCATCGGTCATTCCTACTCCACGTTTCTTGAATACACGAATTAATGGTGGTTTTACCTTTTCCTTAAATTCATCACTAACTAGGAACGCTTCCTTAATACTTTCGTTATAATCTACTGCAAATTCTTTAATTGGAATTTCTCCATTTTCAGTAGGTAATTTAATATCAGCATCAATTTCGCCTTCGGCAATCAGTTTATCTAATTTACCTTCGCTAATTTCTGGAAGTTTACCTAATAGCCCACAACCTTTTGAGTATAAGTCTAATGTCATTTCTGCCATCATTTCAGCACCCATAGTCTTTTCTTTTCCGTCTAATTCAGAAAAAGATTCATTGAAAGGTCTCTCTGGCTCTTTTTCCTTTTCAGTCGGTTCGTCAAAATCAGTATAGCTAGGTGCTTGAAAAGTAGGTTCATCAAGTTCTGGCATGACTTGGTGCGCATCCATCTTGTGCTGTGTGTAGCTACGCTGTTTAACGGGTGCATCAAGTGGAGAAAAGTCGTTGTCAATTGTTTCCACTACTTCTGCGTAAATTTCTTCTGTTTCTTGGTTATTGCTCATTTTTTAATATATTTAGTTTGTTTTTAATGTTTTTTATTTTTTCTAATGTTAATATATCCACTTTATGACTAGGATTCAAAGATACAATTTCATTCTTGTAAATGGAAGTAAGATTTTCTGGTTTTTTTAAAATATACGATATGTTGGAGTTGTCCAATCCTACTTCATCTTGTAAAAACAAAGCGCAAACGCCTATTGCATTTCGCCTATTGTTTTTCCTTTTAGAAGAGTAAAATTCTAGTAGGCTAATTCCAAACTCTTCGCAAGTAATCTGAATTATCTTTTCGGAATACTTAATTTGGTCTTCAGTAATTTGAATATTGTTTTTTCTTGAATAGATTAAAATTTCAAGTAGTTTTTCCGTGCCTATTACATTTAGGGTTTTGTCCACCTGCTGTAATATACGGGAAGCATCTGTAATGTTTGTTGTTTCTTGGTTCATTGTTGTTATTTTTTTAAGTACTCATCTATTATATTTTTTGTCATTTCGAATCCCCAACTGAAGCATGATTTATAGTTTTTTGCATTTAACATCTCTATTGATTCCATTTGTCCTTTAAGATGGTCTTTTGCACTAGCTTTTATAGTTCCATCTTTTTTAAAAGGAGTTTCTAGCTTTAACTCTATAAATAATCCACTAAATCCATTTCTCGGCTCTAAGATAAGTAAATCAGGTGTCTTAAATCCATGTTTTTGAATTTTTTTATTTCTACCCGCTTGCATTGGTGTTAGTTTCAAGTTTGCAATAGTATCTGAAATGAAAAGCACATCAGGGTATTGGTACGACAAATATCTTGAAATTGCTACTTGCAAGTCAAATTCTTCGTGTTTCATTATATCTCGTATTTTTCGGTAAACGCTTTGTGTTTCAAAATTTCTCTTGCGACTAACTTTGCAAAATCATTATCAGAATCATAGTGTAATCCCAAGTATATTCTACTGTAAGCTATATCATCAATCATTTCTTTACAGTAAGTATAGTGAGTTGGATATTTATTGGCAATTACGTTTAGAATAACATACGCTTGAACTGTGTGTCCTGATGGGAATGATGGTGAATCATCAGAGAAGCTTTTGTATGGAAATAGCCTTAATTTATAATAGTTAGCCAATTGATTTGGTCTAGGTCTATTGTAGTGGTATTTTAGCTTAAAAATAAGGTTTTTTATGTCTTCTAATATTTCTTTAGAAAGAGCTTCTACATCTATTGATTTTTGCTTGAATAAGGTGTTTATTACTTGTAATAAATTCCTATCATAAGCTTTATACCTTTTTAAATACATAGCGTTTTCTTCATCCTCCATATATTTAAGAGAATCGACTATTTCGTTAAGCTCGTCTTTGACCATTTCAGAATCGTTCAAAGGACAGATATTTTCTTTTAGTTTTACAAATAAGTCCTCAACCAAACATTTAGCCTCTATTGATTGCTTTTGTTCGATTGTTGGATTTCCATAGGTTACGTTGTTAAGTTCCATATTTAGTTTTATCTTGATTTTTTTAATTCTTCCATTGCTTCTTCAACTGTAACAGTTCTAGAGTCCACTCTTGCATCACTAAGTTTTTTAATAATTAGGAATGTAGAATATGAAACTAAACCTAGCCCAAGTGCTAACAATGTATAGGATAATGCTTTTTTCATTTTGTAATTATTATTCGATTTTACCAAAAGGTAGTAATTTTCTAATCCTTGCAATATTGCCTTTTAAAAGATTGACGTATGTGGTAGGATTTGCTGTTGCATACCCCGCCTCAATTATCATTTTAACTTGCTCTTCTGGGCTTTTAGCATTAGTCCTAGCTTTTTTATACCTATCAGCAAGTAAAACTTGAAAATGCTGTTTTATACCTTCTGTTGGATTTGTAAATTTAGCAAATTTAACATCTTTAACAAGTACCTTTTTCCCATTTATAAATTCGTTTGTATCAATTACAACAAAAGCATCGTGAACTTTAGGATTGTATTTTATTCCTGCAAAATTATTGCTTAAAGCACCCGTTTTTTTATCAGTGGGTAAATTCCTTCCATAACCACTCTCAAGAATAGATTGTGCCATAATTCCACTTAAAAATAATCCATTACCCTTTATTGCATTAATAAAAGCCTCTCCATACTTATCCACAAAATATCTCACTTTTGTATCAGCATCTACAAAGCCATTAAATGTGCTTTTATCTACCTTATCTAAATAAGCAACTAATTGTTCATTAGTCATCTTATCGTAATCTGATTTTGTTAAAGTTGCCATCTAATAAATAATTTATTTAGCTTTATATACTGTCATTCCAGTTTTTGTTTTTGAAGCTACATAAGTTTTACCGTTATAAGTAAACGATGATGATTTTTTCTTTTTGGCTTCCAACATTGCTTTGAAATACCCATTTATTGCTTTTGCCATAATGTTAATTTTTTTAATTTTTAAATTTTTTGTATGCGAAATAGCCTGCTATTATTGCTACTGCTATAAGCAAGTGGTTTTTGTGTTTGTCTAAAAACGGCTGTTGTTTTTCTTGTGAATTAACTAATTTTTGTATTGCATAAGGAGTTCCGTCATCATTTAATACTTTGACATACTCAAGAGGAATTGCATTAGTATAATCACCATAATCAATATAGAAATTTTTACTGTCTAAACTTCCTCCTCTAATTCCGCCCGAAACAACTTGACCTAACTTAAAGTCTATATTTTTAGTTGGTTGACAACCTATCATTCCATCTTTGCAAAACAGATTTTTAACCGTTAATGTATAATCTTTTATAAATTGTATTTTCATAATCTTATTTTTTTAAATTGTTTTTTTTATTTTTTAAATTTTTTGTATGCGAAATAGCCTAATACTATTGCCCCAACAATTAGTAAATTGGTTTTGTGCTTTTGGATAAATGATTCTTGTGCAACTTGATTTGGTTGGTTATTGCCCATGTTATTTGGTTGGTAACGGTCTATATCTGTTTCTTGAATAAAACTTTGGTTAACTACAATTTCCCAATTACTTTTTGGTATAAGTACGGAATTATTTCCAACTTGAACTTGAATATTTCCCGAATCTTGAATATATCCTTCAACTATTTGACCTGCTTTAAAAGAAAAAGTCCTATCTTCTCTTGAAGCACCACCTACTTGCCCAATAGGTGCAAACGGGTTTCCTTTTATAGTGTAGGAATAATCTTTTGTTATTTTAGCCGACCTTTTTTTTAGTCCTGCTACTGGTGAATTATATGCTATCATAATCTATATATTTTTATATTTATCTCCAAGTGATTTTTTGAGATTGTATCTCACTTCTTCTATGTCTCCAACCATTGAGTCAAACTCATCTACAGTTGGCTGTTCTTCTAATTTCTTTATTGCTTTTCTATTGTACATAATAATGTAAATAGGTGCTATAATCCAAAGCGACATAATAAAAATATCAACCATTTTCCATTTTGATTTTGTCCTTCCTTCAAACACTCCGTTATCCTCAATACTTTGTGGGGCTTGTGTCGGCTGTGCTACTTGTGCTACGGGTGTAGCTACTGCTGTTGGTGCTGGTGCAACTATTGGTGCTACCGTTACATCTGGTGCTTGTCCTTCCATTTTATTTATTTTTTTACTGATTTTATAATTAATAATATTCCTGCTAAGGCTCCTACCCCTGCGTAAACGTATTTATGTTTTGCGAAATTTTGTTTAAAATCTAATTTTTCCGCTATTTGTATATTTGGTTTAGGTCTGCCAGTTATTGTTAATTCTGGTAATTCTTCTACTGATTCTAACATCTTTATAGTTTTACCATTTAACTCGTTTGCTTTAAGCAACTTTGGTTCATACCCTATATAGCTAATCATAAAAACAGAATCAGGTTGTATAATCTCATTTTCAAAACTAAAATTACCATCCAAGTCAGCAGAAGTTCCTAGCTTTTTAGCACGGACTCCGTCTTGAATAGTAATATTAGCCAACGCTAATGCTTCGCCTTTAGAATCAATTATTTTACCATTTATCTTCATGATTGACCACCTGCTGTTAATCTTCTAATTGTGTACCAATTAACAATTGCTCCTAAACTAAAGGACACAATGCCTACAATGACAAATATAGTAGATAAATGCTTATGTAACTCCGTGTTAACCTCTTTTTTAATTTCTTCTTTTTCTCCCGATTGTTGTAACATAACTATTTTTTTAATTTTTTATATAAATATAACCCGCCTATAATTGCTAATAATATTGCCAAAATTCCAATCTTTTTTTCATTTTTGCTAATTGCATAAGGTTTATTCACAATATAGAAAGCGTTTAACCTATTTAGCCATCCCGTAAGATTTGCTGGCTGACCAAGACTTTTATAATAATATTTTCTATAAGTATTTAATTTTTCAAATAAATCGGAACTTTTACCATCTGATTCTAACTCATTTACATATTTAACCATTTCACTAATATTCGCAAAGCTTTTATTGTAATTCGAAGTGAAAAATTTCTTTAAAGCAGTCGTTGCACCGCCCACTCCAGAACCCCACGCCATTTCCACAAAAACATTTGCAACAGCTTGATTTTTAATTTCATCCCCTAACATTGGATTCCAATAACCATACTTATATATTTTACCCCAAATATCGTCTGGCATTTTCATAAAATTAGCACAAGTTGCACTATAACCTAATTTACTTGCTAAAGAAGTAAAGGTTGTCCAAGTAACTCCTTTGTTTGTATGATAAGGCTTTCCATTACTGCCATTTCCACAGTTAGAAGGATTTCTACTTGCCGTATCTGTTGTGGTGGAACTTAATCCTCCTTCTCTCAATTTTATAAAGCTGATAATGTTTTTATAATCTGCCATTTACCATAATATTTTATCTGCATAATATCCCGCACTTCCAACAACGTGTCGGTCTTTCTCGTGTCTTTCTTTATACAATTTTCGTCTTTTACTTGCATACCCTTTTTCGTAGTATCCATTTTTTTCTTTCTGCATATAAGTCGGGTAATCATTCATACCCCTTGCGCCTATACTCGCTATTTTATTACCTTTCTTGAAAACATCTATTTTTTTCAAAATATTAGTTGAAGGCTTAATTGTTACATTAAGCTTCTTCGCTTGTTCAAAGGAATATGGTAATATTTTATAAGCCATTTTTTATTTTTATATTATAGCATTTCGCCTATTTATTTTATCTAAATTAGTGTGCATACTTTTGTCTTATTGCATTTCTCTCGTCAATTATGTATTGAGGGATTTCTGCTCCAATATCTTGCTTTCTAATAAAATACCAATCTGTTTTCAATAGTTCATTATAACATTCAAAATCTTTTTGTTTATTTTCTTCTATTTTTGCTTCTGCTAGCTCTTCTATTGTTGCTCCTTCAATCCAAACACCACCTATAAATTTTGGTTTTACAAATGATTCTACATAAGGCGTGTTTGTCCATAAATTATCAGTAGGTTCTGTTCCCGTTACCCCTATATAATCAAAATTTTCGTTATATCTATAGTAGTTCATAATTATGCTATTTCTATTGTCATTACTCCTCTTATAACTTTTGTACCACTTGCAGTCCAAGTACCCGTAAGAGTCGAAGCAGTTGGATAATAACCAAATGTAATAATTTGACTATTAGAAGGGATGTTTCCATAACCCATATAACTAATTGCATTATTTTGCGTTTGATTATTATTTGCTTGAATCAGACCAGTAGAATTTAATGAATTTATACCAATTGTAAATGATGTTGTTGTAGAATTAGATGTGCCAGTAATAAAGTATTCTACAACCAATAATTTTCCAATTACTGTGTATCTTATAAATTTTTGAGTGAAACCTGACCAACCTACTACTGTAGATGTTACTGAATAATCTACGAAAGTCGGAGATGTTAATTTACTATTAATTTGAGTTTGAATAGCACTTGTAACACCTTTTACATAAGATAACTCTGTCCAAGATGGATATGTAGAAGTTGGTAAACTTACTAAGTCTTTATTTGCATTAAATCCAGCAATTGTAGTAGCAAGTTGATTTGGCAAATTAAGGTTAAAACATTCTATCGCTCCATTATCACTAATAGTCAACACTCGTGTTGTAATCGGGTCATTATTTGTATAATCAATTACTAAAGCAGGATTTGCACCAATTTCAAAAGTATTAATTTTGATTCCAGCTTGCGTACTTACTTGGTCTGTATTTACAACTACAGATGAATTAGTTCCATCACTATTTGCTACGATACTATTTGAAAATGTCTTATTACCTGCAATAGTTTGCGCACCCGTTGTAATTACACCTCTTGCAGTTGCACTAGCACTAGGCATATCAAAAGTATGTGTACTTCCACTTGAAACAATATTAAAATCAGTTCCACTTGTACTAGTGGCAAAATTTTGAGTTGTAGCAGTTAAACCATTTAATGCTGTTATACCTCCTGCAAAATTTGTAATAACTTCACAAATATGAGAATTTTGTGTGTGCATCGTAATTGTACGACCAGCAGTATTATTTACTATATAAAATCTTAAAGCTAATCTATCAGTAGACAACAATACTGTTTGAGGAATAGCTATTGATGTTAAATATAAGTCAATGGTAGTTCCGTTAGTTATACCTTCAGGACTAGCTGAATTGTTTGAAATTGTAGAAAATGTACTTCCGTCATATTTTAATAGTTCAACATAAAATTCTGGATTTCCAGTATTATTTGATGCACTAAAATATATTTCAAAGTTCCAAACACCATTAGGTATTTCCAACCTATTTGGATTTCCTACATCGGTAAGCCATTGAGTTATTAAACCGTTTCCTGCAAGAGTAAAATCAGCTCCAGTTCCAATAACTGCTGTATTACTCATTTGATTATAAGTAGCTACACTTGATGCCGTACCACCATTCAAATAATAATTAACAGTATTGCCACCGCTAGAACCACCAACAGAAGATATTTGCCCACCACTAATTGTTATGTTAGCACCAGCAGTAACAATAGAGCCGTCTGCCATTAATATTTCAGAAGAACTACCGCCAGTTTTTATGAATGAGCTTGCTTCTATTGAATTAGTAGTACTATCTCCATTGTCAGTGACGGATTGTAAATCTTGTGCAACAATATTACTCCAATTATAAACAACGCCACTTAAATTTAGCGTATCTATGTCAAATATTGAATAGTGAGTGCCATCTAAATTATCTTCAAGCTTAATAGTTGGAAAAGAATCATTATTTAAGTAAAGAGTTCTGTTATTTACAAAGTTTGTTGATTGCATGGACGCAGTTCCCGTACCACCAAAATTAGAAATGCCATTTCCTTCGTTTACAACCTGCTGAAGATTTTGACTGCCACCTCCGCCACTAGGATATTGCCACGCAACTCCATCGCTGTAATAAAGTCCTATTGGGTAAATTCCGTCTACTTCTTCACACCAATAAAACTCTCCCGAAACTGTTGTAGGGTCGGGTAAAGCACTATAATTTAAAACAACCGTTATAGTTTGAGGGATTCCGCCCGTCTCAAAACCCAGATAAGTCTCTACGAATGTAATAAAAGAATTTACTGTAAAAACATTGCCATTAGGGTCTAAACATTCAGATAGCTTTCTAGTGAAAACTAATCCTAAATAGCCTAGATTTAAGTTGTACAAATCAGCTGTTGGTACTGCTTGATAAAGAGATTGGCTAATCGCAAATACATCTTTTTTGGCGATAAAAACAACAGTTTTAGTATCGTCAATTATTTTTAAACTTTCGTTTACAATTAGAAATTGAACCATTTTTCTTTATTTATATGTTTTCCTTTGCGTATAGCTCTAAGAACCCATCTATACCTAAAATTTTAACTAAGTAGTTTCTAGTTTCTTTAGGTATTCCTTTGTCTTTGAACAAGGTTATTGTTTTTACAAATTTATTTCTATACCTAGAAATATCGCCATAAGCACTTTGGTTATAAGCAATTATTCCCTTTTGCAAATAAGTCTTACCTAATGCTTTTGTAATTTCTAACCCCCATCTTAAACCTAATGCACCCATGAGAATATTAAAATCACTATCTGATTTCAATAGGGTTTCTAATTTAGAAGTTTCCGAAGCAGATAAGCTTTGGTCACTTGCAGTAAGGGATAATAAAAAAGGGGCTTTTAGTTTTATTGATGACTCGGCTATAAGAGGCAAATCTACGCTTGTAATTGTTTTAAATTTAGAGATAGATTCTCTAATTAATACCGAAGTAACTTGCGTTAATCCTATTGCACCTGCTGGATTTTTGCCTACCATTTTACCAGAGCTTTCCACTGCTATAAAAGAAGATAACATCGGAATACCTAACTCAAATACATTTGACCACTTTTCTATGGATTTTCCATAATTAGTCTTTATATTCATAAGTGTCTTTACGTTAGCTTGTCTAATATTAGGTAAAGAGTAATCTTCTTTACCAAATACAAATCTATACGGTAAATCAGAAATATTAAAATCGTCTAATTTTGTAAATTTTTCCATATTTTTTTATTCTACATCTTCGGACGACATTGGCTTAACATCTTCCTTTGGTAATATTATTGTGTTATATTTGTAACGCTTTGTATTCCTTGTAAGGTATTTAGTAAGCGCAAATCCGCCTATTGCGACTACGACAAAAACAACACCTAAAATTATTTTCTTTTTAGTATCCACTATCTATTAGTTTTCATTATATTAAATGCTCCGACAGAACCAATAAGTAAAGCGACGCCTATTACTAGTCCAACCACGCCAAGACCACTTTTCTTTTCCTTAACAATTTCTGTTTTGGTCTCTTGTGCTTTTTCTACTACTTTTGTCGGTTCTACTGATACGGGAGCTTTTTCCTCTTTGTCTTTTAGCTCTTTAGCTTTTTCTTCTTGAGCTTTTAGCTCTTTAGCTTTTTCTTCTGATTTTTTATTTTTAACCTCTACTAAATTTTCCAAATCTTCAATCAAATCATCTAACACTTCAGAAACGTATTCTTTAATATCGTTTAATGATTCCTCTGACTCGTCAGTTGGATTTTCTAAATGTTCTGCTTCGGCTAAAGCAACCTTTTGATTCAACCCCTCATATCCTTTCAATCTTTTTGCAATTGCAGGAGTAACTCTGTTTTCTAATTTTCCTAGTAATTCATTAATTTTTTCCATAGTAATTTTATTTTTAAAGTTTATATAATTAGCAAATATAATAATTTATTAAATATCAAGGCATTTAGATTAGGTTTTTATTATTTTATTTTATATGTATAAAAAAAGGGTGGTAAATTAATACCGCCCTTTTTTTATTGAGATTACATCGTGAAAACTACTTTCTCAATTGCTCTCCAGCTCTTTTTAATGCGTCTTTCCAACTTTCGTTTTCTTTTCGTATCTGTTTAGCTAA